ATGGTGTTGTTCAGCAGGGAGAAGAAGTCGGAGCGGACGGTCTTCTGCACGTCGCCGAGCAGAGCCGCGTCGGTCTCGCGGACAGCTTCATCATAGCCGGATTTCAGGATCGCTTCGGCGGAGGTAGCCTTGCGCCATTTGTGCAGTGTGACTTCGCCGACGGGAACCTTGGTCCGCGCGTACTGAGACAGCGGAATGATCTCGCCTTCGGGAACCGCGCCGGACTGAAGCGTGCCGGTGGTTTTGTAGGCGTACATTGTGGTCCCTTCCTGCATCGGGATCTTCCGGGTCACGCCCAGAACCTCGATCAGCTTTGCGAGGGAACCGTGGGTAAAATTATAGGTGAAGTCGACTTCGCGCGCCTTCGCCATCTGAGCCTTTTTGATCAGATTGGTTTCGGCAGTGGTGTAAACTTCATTTGCCATATTGTGTCCTTTCTTCGGGGGTTAGAACCCGAATAACGTGTGATTATCAGAGATTGCTTTCTGACGCGTCGCGGTGTCCTTGATCGCCATGATCTGTTCTTTGGTCATGGTCGTCCCGCCGCTGTTCGCGGGCGGATTCGGAGTATTCACGCCGACGGTGGAGGACTTCACGACAAGCCCCTTGAAGGTGCCGCCGACGAGATCGTCAAAGGCTTTGGTATCCTTGATCTTATCGCCGTCCAGTTCCGCCGCGTCGATCTCCGCGCCGCATCCGCGCATCGCGATTTCGAGATTAGTTCCTGTGATGGATTTGCTTTCGAGGTACGCCCTGACGGCCTTTTCTTTCGCCGCCCGCGTTTCCTTCGCGGTGATCCCAGCCTTGTAGTCCTCGAAGTCCTTGTGTTCCTTCTCGTACCGGGCCTTAAAATCGCCGCCAGCTTTCAGGCCGTCCAATTCCTTCTGAACGTCCGCCAGCTTGTCCGCGCTCTCCTTGTAGCCGTCGCGCTCCTTTTTCAGCGCGTCGACTGTCTCGGTGTGCGCTTCAATGATCGTGTCGATCTTTTCGTCTTCGATACCCATTCCTTTGAGCATCTTTCGCGTTAATGCCATTTCGATCTCCTTTTCCTCGTCGCCGTTGCTTCGGCGTTCGATCAAAATATAAAAAGCCGACAGCGTAATTGCTCACGTTATCGGCTCATAGGCTCTGGATATTGTGTTTTCTGAGGCTCATGCGCTTCGAACGGAACCTCCGCCCGACAGCCCTTGCACCACAGAAGGATTGACCCGCGCGGCATTGGTTCCAGCTTCACGCCGTTCCTCGCGCGTGCCAGCCTTTTCCCGCACTTGGGACAGAGAACGTCCTTTTGCATACGTCCCTCCGGTACTATTATATCACATTGTGCCTTGTAATGTCAAATCGCCTGTTTTCAGACGTTTTGCATCGAATTTTTGATGATCTCTTTGTATTCGCCCGTATGGTTTGCCGCCGCGTTTTTTAGGTAATGGAGCGGCGTTATCCCCCGGGAAGTTCCCAGCTCGTGCGCGGCGGCATATTCAACGTTGGTGCCGATTGCCGTGAATGTGTCACCTTCTCGATGAGCGATCGAATTACGGAGGCGTCCGGTGTCAACCCGCGTTTCGTTCTGCTTCGCGTATCCCTCAGCCGCCGCACCGATGCCATATAATGCGCGCTTTACCGCGATCTTCACCGCGTTTAGCACCTCCGGCGAATTATCGGTGATCTCGATCCTGATATTGATGTTCTCGGCCATTATCTCACCCGCTCTCCGTCAATCCAGACATGGACGGCGTTCTCCTTCCCTTTCGGCAAGTTGGACGAAAACTCGCCGACAACAGGGACGATTGAACATCGGCAGTTCCATATTTGTTCCGGCGGGCCGAGGTGATCCCCGGGCCAGCGGCACCCGATTGAAAACCATGCATCTTTCCGGACCGTCTCACCGTCGATTTCGAGATGTGAATCGCGCGTCCGGTTGTCGTGCGTACAGAGCCAGCGTTTGTACATCGTGACGCCCCAGCCCTCCGCCGTCTGCATGGATCGCACCCGTCCGGCATTCTCGCAGTTCGTCGCCATCGTCCGCGCCCGACGGATGCAGGCCTTTGTCTCGCCGTCGGTCACGTTTTCAAGCCGCTTTGCGATCTTCGGGATGCTTTCGCCCTGAACAATACCTTGCGCGACCTGCGAATTTATCAGCTTCGCGTTCCATCGTTCGTCCTCCGGAATTTTCAGCTTGTCCGGCGGAGGCATGATGTTCCTTTCGCGGTTCTTCGCCAGCCATTCGACGGTGCCCTCATCCACGAGGTCGAACCGTATGCCGATGTCCTCGCGAATCGCCACATCGTTGATCCTGTCCGCCGAGAGATTGTAGCCATCCGCGAAGAAATCCGCCCGCTTGCCGTTGATGATCTCGAGGGCACGTTCGTTCGTCCGGGAATATTCCCGCGCCAGCTCCCGCACCATGTCCCGGTAGTGCTTATCTCCGGCGGTCTTGCTTTTGAGGAAATCCTTGTACGCCGTCTCAGCCACCGCGCGTTCCTTGTCCGTCTTAGCCTCTCTGACGCGCGAGAGCAGGGTTTCCGCGCGATCCTCCATTCGGGACAGGTACTTATCCCACTTCCCGCGCATTTCGCTTTCAGCGTCCTTGTACAGCCTCTGGAGCCACGCTTCGAGGGCGCGGAGTTTCTCATCGGTGCGGTCTTTCATCGCGCCCTCCTTGCATTTGTCGTTACTGATTTAAAGGTCTAATCAAATTTCAATGATTCTATAACAGATTCATCTACCACATATTCCATGTCGATAAACAAGTGCGTTCCTGCGCTTATTCCGCCAACTACACCAAGTTTGGAATATCCTTGTCCCCCACAAAACAACTTATAATAAGTTATATCTGTTGGCGCACTCCATTGCGATACTCTTGTTCCTAATTGAATAGACATGGTATCATGTCCCGCTCTCCCCGAAGGGAGATTGCTTATCAATGCTGATGTGCCCGATATGTCGCTATTTATAATAAGTTCTCCTTGCAGTCTGCATAAGGCTGTTGCTGGATATAAAGTAACTTGAAACTGTCCTTGCGCATAAGACACGGATTGATGAAGAGAAAAATCACTTATCGAGATTACCGAATACGATGCTGCTTTCAGCCCTTCATAATCAGTCTTTTGATAGATAAAGCAATGTGTACCGCTTTCCAGATTCGCTTCAAAGGAATTTATCATAAACCATATTGTTGCTATGCAATACACTGAATTGGTAAAGTAGAAGAAGTTGTCATAAAGCGAATTTGATTTTGCCAAAATTTCTACTCTGTTAAAATTAAAAGTATATCCCCTTGCGTTATCTAATCTAACAAGTGATATTGGGTAGTCTGCTTGCCCTGCTCCATATTCTGCGCTCAAATTGTTGAACATATTGGCATTTATTTTGTAGGCTTCGGTTTCAGATGAAGTCGCATAAGAAAGTGATTTTACCATATAGGACGGAACAAGATTTGTATTATCAAACCATGTATTTACCATCCAACGTAACTTATTAATAACATTTCCATTTACCCATCCACCACTTGATTGCCTTATTAATTCGATGCCCTCAAAAGTATGAGCATTATTGCATGAGATTTCATTATAATGGCATCCATTTGCATCGCAACCGAGCAACACGATTCCAGTAGTAACATTCAGCAAATTGTCAATATTAACTATGCAAGTGTCACAGTTTTTCAATATCACACCGATACTATAAGTTAAGCCACCTTCGACATAATCAAAGACTCTTGCGCTTTTTTCTATAGTATTAATGTCGATTTTAGCATTGCTTAATGCGTTTAGAATTATTACTGGTTCACTGTGCGTTACTTTAATAGTTCCATCGCAATATACAGTAATATTTTTGCTAATTGTCCATGTATCATTTAAGAGATACTCACCATTTGGAATATACAAGACATCCCCATCAGACATTGAAGCAACTACACTGTTAAAAGATGCGAGGTCATTAGTCGCACCATCTCCTTTTGCACCAAACATTTGAGGAGTGACATAATCTTTGATAGCTTTCAGCTTTAATTCATCTGTAAATTTTGCTTCAGTAAGACTCCCATCCTGCACCGTCGTCGTCGCTTCCGGGTGCTCTTCAAGCCACGCGGACACCGCCGCTTGTGTCTGGGAATCTGTTGGCTGTCCAACCGAGGCCCATTCAAAATCATAATCGATTCCCGTTTTTTTGCGCAAAACCTGTCCCGCAGAACCACCGTCGAGATGGTTTGTTGCGCTCTTTAAATCAGCGAACGACCCGTCCGCTTCCTCGCGAATCAGTGAAAGCGTGCCGTTGCTATCTTTGACCTTGAGATATGCATCAGACATTTACCTTTTCTCCTTCCTCGTCTTCCGGTTCTCCTTCGCTTTCCGGCTCGTTTCCATACCTGCTGACCTCCTCTTCCTTGCGCTTCGCAATAATCTCATCCTTACGGTCGACCAGCCCGAGGACGCCGCAAATCTGCTCGGTCACGGTGTCCGCGTCAAGGTACTGCGCCGCCTGCAAAATGTTCGTCAGCTCTTCCGTCTGGTTGATGATCGTATCCCGCCGGAACGTCGGCAT